AAAGACTACACAGATTCTTTGTTCACCAGCAGTTCATGAGTTTGCTATCAATCGTTGGTTCCCAGATCAAATTGTAAGAAATGGTGTCATCTCTTGTTTAGTTCCTTATGCACCTCCTGGTGCCAGACTTCTTGCAAATGTAGAAGAACATGTTGGTGCTTTTGTTGATGTACATGGATACTTTCCTAAGTTAGTTCTCTTAGAAAACCATGGCATTATTACAGCATCACCCTACCAGAAAGATTGTGCTGCTGCTACTCTAATGTGTGAGAAGTCTGCAGAGATTTTTATTGGCGCTAAACTTCTTGGTGGAGTAAATTTCTTACCAGAGGAGGAGATTGAACACTTGGAAAATTGCCCTGGTGAAATGTATCGCAGACATATGTATTTCGTTAAGTAGTTCTGCACCATTCTGCGTAAATTCTATGATTACTGTCCCACCTTAGATCTACGCACTCAAATCCAAATTGTTTTGAAAACTCTTTGTGATGTTCAAATGTCCATGGGAAAAAATCTATTTGTTTACAGTCTTTGTGTCTATGATCTTTTCTGCCTGGATTGGATCTCCAGTATATTCGTGCATCTGGTTTCAGTAGGTTTACTACACAACTTATTTCTGATATAATTTTATCGTGTGATCCGAAGTTTAAACTTCCTAGACAGAAAGCAACATCAAACTTCTGTTCAGTTTTAAATTCTTCTATTGTTACTTTGTAATCTGCTTCATCATATGCAGGATCTATACCGATCAAGTTCTTTATTTTTCCTTTAAATGGATTTGGTCCACAACCTACATCCAAAACCCATTCATCATCACAAATATTATCAATTAAGTTCCAACCACAATAAAAATATTGTGATAGGTTACTCTTCCATTTGTGTGCAAAGTACTCATTCAATTGTTCTTGATTCATGAAATTGCCTAATAGGATATTTTTTACTGGAGTTCCTGGATCCCGTTGGAGTGGTATCGCCCAGACATTAGAAAAGATGTATGGTATGAATACCTCTGACCGCACACCTGAGCGTGAATACGATCATCATAGTTATACTGGACACAAAGGTGCATACTTTGGACCACAGATGGAGTTTGATACGATTCTAGATGCAGATTATATTGATCAAGCATGGACTAAACCAGATGGATGCAAACTCGTGAAGAGTCATGAGTGGTCATATTATCTAGGTAACATACGCAAGTGGTTTCCTGATGATTGGATTATGATGGTATATCGCCCAGATATGTCTAGTTATGCCTGGTGGCATGAAGTAGGTGGATTCCAAATTAAGTATCCAAATTACTCTGCCTATAAAGATAGTAACATGATGTTGTGTGAGATCATGAAACAAAATTCTTCTATCTTGGAATTCGGTAGGTTGAATAAATGTAAGTGGGAATACTTTACTTCAGAATGGATTGAAGAAAAATTTCACCAAAAAGTTGAAGTAACTAATACATTTTCGGATATCCTTGTAACTTTGTTTAGGTGAAATATGACTAACTATGGAATAATAGATTATAATCCAGACATTTTTAATGATGAAAAAACATGGTCAGTTGGTTGGCGTATGCCAAAAAATAATAAAATATATCAAACAAAAATAAATTCAAAAATATTGGAATCTATTCATAAGTATGGTTTCGAGACAGTACGTAAGTATCTCAGTGAAAACAGCTCAAAACAACTCGTAGATAGAGAGAAAGAAGATATTACTTTAATATCTTTTCCTTATAAATCTGGAGGACATTTTTTTGGAAATTGTTTGTCATTAAGTGATAAAGTTTTTATTCCTTCTTATCCCACAATAGAAGATAAATGTAATTTCTTATGTTCATCCTATGATTCTGAGAAAAAATATTGGAATGATGTTAATATTTCTCATGAGTCTTTATCAAAGTCTTTTATTTTGTCTCATATTGAAGAAGATCGTAATGTAAAAACATTGTGGAATTTTTGGAGTAATTCAAATAGTGTTATATTATTCAAAAATATTTCTTTATTTGTTGGACTTCGAAAATGTGTTGCTTCTTGGAAATCTTCCAATGGATATTACGATGTTGATGAAAATGGAAACCAGATATTATTACATAAAGTTTTAAAATTAAGTGAAAGTGATGTAGTAAATTTGCAATGGAAGAGATCAGCGAGAAATACTAGGGAAATTAATTTACATAATATCTTAAACGAAAGTAAAATTAATATAACCAATTATTATAAGTTGTCTTCAAAAGTTAGGAATAATTTGAAGACGATATTTAGTGATAAGAAATCTAATTTGCCTCAAGTTTATTCTTATTGTAAATTGAGTACTAAGAAACAAGTATACTTTTGGGATGTTAATTGGTATCTAGATGAACAAGAATTTCTTTCTAATATGAAAAGTTTTTATGTTGCTCTAGACCTAGGTGACTTTGATGAAGAGTCCACTAAAAAATGTTATAGGTCCTGGATGAAAGCTTTATATCGATGTACTTACAATATTTTAAAAGAACATAAATAACTAAACCATTATACAAATAGGTGATGAGTAGCATGTTAACTGGAAAAGAATTCGTATCTAAAATTAGAGAGGGCAACACAGAACTCTTTGCCCAGTCCCGTGAAAATGTTCGTCGTTTCTTCGCTTCTAACCCAAGCAAGGAGCATATGGTAGAACACTTTCGTGGACGTATGGTTAATGAAGCATCGAACATGAAAGCAATCTCTGCAGAGATCGCTGCTGCTCCTGCATCCATGGATGTAACCGAGTTGGAACTTCTCACCAAACAAGCACAAGACGAAGCAAAACACTTCCGTATGGTTAAGGAAGTAATTGAACACATCTCTGGTGAAGAACTAGATGTTGCTGCTGCATTTGCTGCAGAAGAGGCTGCACCTCAGGCTAAGGGTGCCACCCTCCTAGACAAGTATGAGGCATCTTCTGACCCTGCTGCCCTTGCTGCGTACCAACTCGTCGCAGAGGGTCGTGCAGAGGCGGTATGGCATGAAATGGCTGAGTGTGTTGAAGATGAGTTCATCTCTTCACGTTATGCCGCAATCGCTAAGGACGAAGGTTTCCACTCCAATATTGGTGCTTGGAAACTAGAGAAACTAGTAGAAGGTGCTGCAGACGTTCAGGAACGCATTCTTGCAATGGTAGAACAAATGCGTGTGGATCTTCTTGAGATCAGCAACAAGAACACTGCTATCGCTGTCTGATCTGAATTTATTTTTGTAATGAAAAACATGGTTATACTTACCGGTCCGCAAGGATCCGGTAATCATCTTTGGTCTAAGATATTTTCTCTACACCCAGAAGTATTCGGGTGGAAAACTCTTCTTGATAATTACTGGGAAGCTCATAGATTCGCAGAACCATTCTGCGAACACTGGAAGGATCCTTCAAAACTAAAAGATTTTGATTGGTCTACCCACGAGTATTTCTTTACTAGTATTAGTGTTCCTCTTGGTATTCAAGAGAAGAAATGGGAACCAAATATCATGTTATTCGCCAACGAAGTGGAGAAACTTGGCATTAAAACGCAAATATTGGTGATTGGTAGAGATCAAAATATTCTTAGACATCAACAAGATCGTCTTAGGAGGGAGAGTACTTTGCCTCTATTCATGAAACAACTTTTTCAGTTTCGTGATCCAATCTTCTTAAGTTATGAGTTGTTGTACCTCTACAAGAGACACTACTTGCAGAGTTTGAATGTTGGTATTCCTATTGCTTGGTGGGATTCTCGGGTAGATGAGATCTTAGAGAGTGATCCTAATGATAAGTATATCCATCGCGTTGATGAATACTTTTTGGATAACTGCAACAAGACGGGTAAACCTCTTAAATCTATATGAAAAAACTTGTAATCATTACTGGTCCACAAGGATCTGGAAATCATTTCTTCAGTAGAGTATTCAGCACTCATCCTAAAGTTGGTGGGTGGAAGAGTCTTTTAGATAAGTATTGGGTTCCTAGTGATGAAGAATACTTTGCTAAGTACTGGGTAAATCCTGAAGAATTATCCGAGAAAGACTTTGAAAGTTATGATTACTGGTTGGCAAATGTAAGTTGCCCATTCTTCTATGATGGAGTAAGATATATTCCAAAGATCAGAGAGTTTGCAGAGAAGGCTCAATCTTTGGGGATTGAAGTTCAGATCTGTATTATTGTACGGGATCAAAACATTAACTCGGAACAACAAAAGAGAGTTCGTGGTGAAGTAACTCTACCAGTTGCAATGCACTACTATCAGAATGAGATCATTGGGAATGGATTCAAAGTCCACTTCTTAGACAATGAAGCTTTCTTTTTACACAAAAACTATTACTTGAAGTGGGTCAGTCAACTTCTAGATTTCCCCGTTGATTATGATAATCCTGATGTCTTTAAGTTTATCACTGAAGATCCCAATAAGAAGTACGTTAAATACGTAGATAAGTATTGGTTAGATGATGAGGTTTGGTATGGAATTCAATCAAAAGACCAACGAAACGTATGAAGTTACTGATATTTTTCCTTTAGCTTTTTATAAGGGGAAAGTCAGTTGTCATGATAAATTTAAAGAGTTATATTTTGATGATGTCAAACATTATAATACAAATTGTATTAAGAAAAAAAATCCATTAATTTCTCTTCACACCGAAGAAAAATACACAATGTTGTTTGATTCATTGAAAGAGAATTTGAATCAATACATGTCAGTTTTAGGAGTTGATTTTACAAAGTTATCGTACCATGTTGTTAAATGCTGGGCAGATTATAAATCACCAGATTCTGAAGAAGTTTTTGATGTAAATGAAAACAGATACGATCTTCACGTTCCAGATGCGGTTCATCCGCATTGGCACAATCACTCCGAATTAGTATTTGTATATTATGTTAGCGCAAATGAAACTTCAGATAAATTTGGTTTAGAAAATTGTGTCGGGAATCAAAATGACCCTGACGCTGTATTGGAACTTGCTAGAGCTAACAATATTATGACAGAGTGGAACAAATACAATACTAAGTATCATTTCCATCAACCTGAAGAGGGTGAAGTCATTATAGTGCCCAGTAAATTTTATCATTTTACTAGGAGAACTGTTAGGAGAGTGGGTGAAAGACTTGCAATTGGTGGGGATGTCCGATTAACTTCTAATCGTAATGGAGCAATGCAATTGCAATTAGCTCCACATCCATCTGAGTGGAGAGAATTATGAAATTTTTGTATATAATTGATTACTGGGTTCCAGAATACACTGGCGTCATAAATCTCATAGCATCATCAGACAAAGAAGCGTTTCAAATAATTTCTACCAAAAAGATTATAGATCATGTGGGTGAATACTATACAGAAATTAAAAGTGATTATGAATATAATGACACGTATAAAATACCTGTATGTAGAAATATTCTAAAAGCCCAAAGATTTCCACTTATACCAAGTAGTCCAGGATTTAAAGACTTTTATTCTGGTATTGTGTATTTTGTTTCAGTTAAAAACTGTTGACAAAATGTATAATATATACTAAAATTCAACAGTAAAATATAAAATTATGTCAGAAAAATTACCATTAGATAAACTTTATATCTCTGATGATAAATTGAGAAGTTTGTGGAAATACGCAGTAAATCTTTCCCTAGGACCTGACAATGAGTTTCCCGCATATAAACTTTATTATATTCTTTTGAAAAAAGAAATTGCTGAAAAACATTTAAGATCAAAAATTACAAAGGAGGAATCTTAAAATGACAAAAAGAACTTATACGATAGAAAAAAAAGATCCAACACATAATCAGGTATGGGAATGGGATGAAACTCCAGAACTTATTCGACTCATTGAAAAACTACACACAACAGACTACACATCCGGCACTGGACCCGACGACTCCGTGGCATGATTGGATATGTTATTGTGAAATCTGCGAAAGTCTAGGTCCTATTCCGGGACAACCCTCCCTCCGTAGATTTATGGCTTATAGAAATTACTTGAAGTCGGTGAATGTACTATGAAACAAAATCCTTATTGGTTTTTTCAAAAGTGGGGAATACAAGAACCATCTCCACTTGAAGTTTTGGAGAAAAAAATTCAAGAACTCGAAGATCGTGTAAGTGTTCTTGAGGAAGAAAATGTAGGACAATCTAATGCACTCTATGAATGTTGGAACTCATTAGATGCTCGCATAGATATTCTAGCGGAGAATAAGACCGATGTATGAAGACTTGGATTGTTTTGAGACTGCTCTAAAACACTTTGGTACAAGAGTTGATGTAATCATTGCTATGGAAATGGCAGATAAGATTGACAGTGAGACTGCCTATCAAAACATTAAACTGGAACTTAAAGAACTGAAGAGGGTTCGTAAGACTTGGAAACAGAATAGAGAATGAGTAAGTTCGTATGGGAAAAGCAAAATGCACTTGATAGTGAATTTTGTAAAAAAACCATCTATAGGTTTGAACGAGATTTGAGAAAGTGTGCAGGAAGAACCCTTGGTGGTTTTCATACCGACGTTAAAAAATCTACAGACATTCAGATATCGGGGTTACCTGGATGGGAATATGAAGATCAAATTTTTTATGAATCTTTGACAAATGGACTAATTGAGTATAGAAAATATCTTTCTGATAATCTCTATACTGATATTGGTGATGTTTCTGACACTGGATATCAAATACAAAGAACTATAGGTGGAGAAGGATTCTATCATTGGCACCATGACTTTTGTAAGGACGAAAATGGTGATAGACAAATAACTTTTATCTGGTATTTAAATACTGTAGACGGACCTGGAGGAGAGACAGAGTTTCTTATTGATGGTCAAAAAATTAAACCAGAAGAGGGCAAATTAATCTTTTTCCCAGCAACTTGGGATTTTGTTCACAGAGGAATTATGCCACCAAAAGGAGTTGTAAAATATCTGTGTACTGGGTGGTTATACACCAGGTACGTATAAATATTCAGAGAAATAATATTTAATTATATAAAATGGCTGCTGTACTAACATCTACTGGAATAAATTTTAGCGATGGAACATCTGCCAGTGGCAGATCGAGTTTTTCTTTTCCGAGTGGTACAAGAAGTTTTTTCTTTAGATCAACTGCTCCGACTGGATGGACTACAGTAGCACAAAACAATAAGATGTTGAGAGTGGTATCTGGAACGGGTGGTGGATCCGGCGGAACAAATTCTTTTACCGCTGCTCTAACTACGAGACCTGTCAGTGTTAATGTTCCTGTTACTATTACTTTTGCTGCAGGTCCCGTAACTCTAGATACAAATCAAATTCCACCTCATAGTCATCCAACAAATAATTCAAACGCTAACATTCCTTCGGGGCCTGGAGCTAATGTAACAGTTGTCAATCCTGGCAACTCAACCGCTACTTATGGAAATGGTGGGTCTCACACTCATCCAGTGCCCTATACTGCAAATGGTCCCTTCAGCAGTTCTCTTGATATGAGAGTTCAGTATTGCGACGTTATAGTCTGTCAGTTTAGTGGTTGATAAATAAAACTATAGTAGAGATAAGATATGGCGAAACTAACTGCAAGTGGAATTGAATTTAGTGCCACAAACATATTAAACAGTAAGTATGGAATAATACCCCAGACAAATTCGCCAATGCTTTTCATTCAAAGCACTGCTCCAACTGGATGGACTAGAGTTTCTCAAAATAATAAGGCTTTAAGAGTTGTCAGTGCTTCGACAAATGGAGGAAGCACTGGAGGTACTAACACATTTACTGCGGCATTTGCTAGTAGAACCATAAATGCTAATGTTCCCGTTAGTATCAACGGATTCTCTATGGGAAATACGACAATTACCATAAACACTATGCCACCACATAGTCATCCTATAAATGCTGGTGGCAATGGAGCCAGATCAAGTCCTAGTCCAAGTGCTGGAACTCAAACTGGTGCTAACCCTGGTCCTGCAACTGGAAACAATCCATCGCCAGCTGGCGGTGGCGCAGCTCATAACCATCCAGCTGGTTATACATCAGCATCTGGTCCTGCGAGTTGTCCATTGGATATGAGAATTCAGTATGTGGACTGCAACATCTGCAGTTTCAACTAAATATAAAAAAGTACTAATAAAATGGCAGCAGTATTAACAACAACTGGTCTTCAGTTTAGTGACAGTACTACTTTGGATAGTAAGTATGGAATATTCCCGCAAAGCAGTAGGGTTATATTCTTTCAAGCTAGTGCTCCAACTGGATGGTCTCAAGTAGCAGCTAACAATAATAGAGCGTTAAGAGTTGTAAGTGGAGCTGCTGGTGGAACGGGAGGAAATAGTGCTTTTACTACTATAATGGCAACAACTAGATCATTCAGTGCTAATTGTCCTGTTACTATTAATGGATTGAGTGGTGGACCTACAACTTTATCGGCAAATCAGATTCCCGCTCATAGTCACCCAGCATCAACTAACTCTACTGCAAATTCTGTTTCTAGCTCTAATGGGGGAACTGCTAGAGTTGATGAGGGACTCACCAATACTGGGAGTATTGGCAATGGTGGAGGACACTCCCACCCCCTCACAGCAAATGCTGCTAATGGTCCCGTCTCTTCATCATTAAATTTTGCAGTTCAATATATTGATGTAATCTATTGCTCTTTTTCTTAATTTGTGTTACTATATCTATAACTAACTTTTTTTTATGAAACTTGAACAAGGTAAATTTTGTCCTCTTATTAGGAAGGATTGTGTTGGTTTGAAATGTTCCTGGTTTATGCGGGTTCGAGGAATGAATCCAAATACTGGAGAAGATATTGATGAGTGGGGTTGTGCTGTGAGTTGGATGCCAATTTTAACCATTGAGAATTCTCAACAACAAAGATCTACAAGTTCTGCAGTTGAATCATTCCGAAATGAAGTTGTAAAAGCCAATGAAGAGAATAGGAACCTATATATTCAAGGACTTGCAGAACAATCAGTTCTTCCGGTAAATGTACATCCACTAACAACTAATACAAACATTTTAGAAGGAGACTCCAACGATGAACTTAACGATAATCAAGGATGATGATATCATTATCATTGACAGAGAAGACTATCACGCAGACCTATCGTTTACTGATGATCTTAGTTGGATAGAAGGTTACGACAGAACAACTTATGGAAGATTTCATGCTTTCCAATGGTACGGAAATCCCAACGAGGATGGTGAATATGGTCCAGATTTTAGAGATGCTCCATATGGTGAGGTAGAATTTAAAAAACCAGTACCCAATCATTTTGTCGATAGTTTAGGAGTATATGAACAAGCTATAGGAATATGGGAGTCTGCAAAAGTTGCAGAACAGGAAAGAATTGCTGCAGCAGAGGCAGAAGTTATCAGATTACAGGAAGAAGAAGAGGCTAGAATTAGAGAAGCATATGAAGCTCTAGAAAGAGAAACTGCTGCTGCTCTTCAAGAGATCGAGGATCAAATGACTTCCGTAGAAGAAGATTATCAACATATTGAATCCGAAATGCAAGAAGTAATGTCTAGTGATGAAGAAGAATATTCAGCTCTTAAACTCGAAGAAGATTTAGAAAGACTACTAGCTGACCTCTGATAAATTTTTATTTTATAATTAACCTATGAACTCTACATTAATTGAAAATAATTACTTAGTAATTCCCAATTTTATATCATCTGCAAGGGCTAAAATTCTTGCAGATGAATTTAAAAACCATTGTGAAAATAATGAGTTTCCTGGTGATAGTCAAGCTCCAAATTCTCATTCAATTTACAATCATGTATCTTTCTTAGAATTGCTTTGTGAGAAGACTCCCGAAGTTTCCACTCTGTTGGAAGAAACTGTTCTTCCAACATATTCTTATGCAAGAGTTTATAAAGAAGGATCTGTTTTAGAAAAACATACTGACAGAGATGCGTGTGAGATTTCCCTTACATTGCATCTAGATGGAGACTATCCATGGCCTATCTGGATTGAGACACCCCAAAAAGAAAAAAAGTTTGTCAGTCTTAATCCCGGAGATGCAATGCTCTACCTAGGTAGGATTGCTCCTCACTGGAGAGATGAGTATAAAGGAAATTATTATTCTCAAGTTTTCTTACATTATGTAAGAAGTCGTGGTGAATGTTCTTATGCTTATTTTGATAACAGAGATGATAAGATTGGATCTCCCGACGCAAAAGAAAAACCTCAAACTTCTGAAATTATTGAAAAGGCAATCGAAGAGTATAAACCTGCTTTGAAAGAACTCGCTAAAACGGATGTAGATAAATCTACTAGGCAACTACAAGATTACATCAGAATTTACAACGACATAATTGATCCCGATCTTTGTGATAGAATCTTAAATGAGTATTCAAATTCCAATGAATGGAATAGTACAATGGTGGGTGAGGGTGTAGTTAATGAAAATGTCAGGAACTGTAGTGTCGTTCACCTTTCAGATACGGAAGTAATTGATAGAAATTTTGAAATTAGAAAGTTTTTAGATGTTGAAATTCACAGTCAACTTCTAAAAGTTGTTGAAAAATATTCAGAAGAACACCCACATTTCGCTCCAAGTATAGACACTGGATACGATTTACTTCGTTATAACGAGGGACAATTCTATACACAACATGTCGATTCATTTGTACAACAACAGAGGAGCATTTCTTGTTCAATCTTTGTAAATGATGACTATGGTGGTGGGGAATTTGCATTCTTTGATAGGGAAATGATGGTCAAGGGAAGTAAAGGATCTGTTATCGTATTTCCATCAAACTTTATGTTCCCCCATGAAATCATGCCTGTCACAAAAGGCACTAGATATTCCATAATTACTTGGTATGTATGATAAGTTAAAGGGGATTCCAAAAGTATACTATCGTAATCTTGACTCCAGAAAAGATAGACTAGAGTACATGGAATCCCAATTTGACTATTGGGGGATCGAATACCAAAGAGTTTCCAGTTCAAAATATACTCCAAAAAATTATGATGAATGGAAAAATCTGGTAATTTTTAATTCGGACTGGAACTATCTAAGAGACTATTTTCCACATGACTTTGGTGAGATAAGATACCAAAGAGATCTTGTGGAAATATGTATAATGATGACGCAATTGGATAGTATAAAAACTTGGTTAGAAACTACTGATGATGAAACTATGATCCTCATGGAGGATGATCATGATCTTAGCATGTTGGAGTATATGCATTTTGACTGGGAATACCTGATGAATAATATACCCTATGATTGGGATGTTATTCAATTCGAAGTTTCGAATGGAATAGGTATACCTTGTTTTCTACACCCAACTATTGATAGAAGTTGGACAGGACCAATGATGATCAATAGACAATATGCTAGTAAATTAATAAAACTACACTACATTGAGGGTAAATTTAATTTTAATCAGAAGTTGGGGTCTTATAAATGGACTAGGATGGCTGATAATCCGAGTTTAGTTCCAGATTATATTATTTCTAAGAATGGCAAAGGATATTCTATTCCTCTAATATATTTGAATCCAGATTTTAATTCTTTTGATATAGACATTGAACGAAAAGATTTACGTGAATTTTATCAACATATAAAAGAAATATATCACAATTGGTGGAAAAATCTCAGAGATAATTATACGCTTGAAGAATTTTTTACCTATGGAAAACCAAATGACTTGGTATTATCAGTCGATAAAAAGTTTCGTAAAGTTGTATAATGGATAAACTAAAAGGTATTCCAAAAATTTACTATTTTAATTTAGATGAGAGACCTGATAGAAAGGAATATACTGAAAATCAATATTCAAAGTATGGAATTACAAACTATGAAAGATATTCCATGTCAAAATATCAGTATCACAATTTTGATGAATGGAAAGACAAATTAATTTTAAATGATATATCCCTTTCCGATAGACCAAAATTACATATAATTGAATGTGCTATGACTCTTTCTTATCTAGAATTCTTTAAAAACTGGTTAGAAACTACAGATGAAGATCAAATTTTAGTAATGGAAGATGATTATGATCTGAGTTATATTGATTATTGGCACTTTGACTGGCAATATCTCATGAATCATATTCCCTTTGACTGGGATTGTGTGCAACTTTCATTTGAAAATAATGATAAGATTCCTTGTTTTTTACATCCCATTCTCCCGGGACATGCTATGGGATCAAGTATTCTCAATAGAAATTATGTAGAAAAAATAATAAGAGTTACTATGAATGATGGTAAATTTGATTTTACCAAGAGAGTTGGGAATTTTACCAAAACTCAAAAGGGAACTCATAGATTATTAAATAAAAACAAATGGAGACACCCCAATATATCAATTGACTATATTATGTCACATATTGGTAAAACATATTGTTTGCCATTGTTTACTCAAAGCACGACTATAGGAAGTTATTCACATGATGTTGTAAGAGTTGATGATTTTCCATCACTACACTTCACGGATATGGCAGTTAGACTTTGGTGGACAAAGTTGAGAGATAAATTTACTCTGGAAGATTTTTTCATGTATGGAAAACCAAATGATTTTATCTTAACTCCTAAAATTGTAGAATCTTTGGGAACTAAATTTGATAACATTGAATTTAGTAAAAATTCTATCGAAAAGAATAAAAAAATTTACAAAGAACTTAGATCCAATCTATAAATAATTTCAAGTAATAGGATGAATTCATGAGTGAATTGCATGAAAAATTAAAGGGGTTTCCTCACATCAGGTATCTAAATTTAGATGACCGAATAGATAGAAAGGAATGGATGGAAAACCACTTTGAAAAGTATGGGATAACTGATTATCTTAGAGTATCTGCTAATAGATATGGTCCCCACAATTATGATGAATGGAAAAATAAACTAGCAGTTTCTGGTTCAAATACTTATGTCAGAAAGGATAATATCTGTTATGTTTCTATCTTAGTCAATCAACTTCAAAGTATAATTGATTGGTATGATGATAATATATCTGAGACATGCATTATTGCTGAAGATGATTTGAACATGGATGTCTTAAAGTTGTGGCCGTTTACTTGGGAATACTTTGTTGACAATTTGCCTTGTAACTGGGACTGCGTTCAAATGCAGGTAATAGGCGGACAATGGATGCCTATGGGTCTTACAAAAAGAAGCAGAAATAATCACGGTGCAACCGCATACTTAATTAATAGAAGATATGCTGAGAAAATGATTGATATGCATTATATTGATGGTAAGTTCACTTTTTATGATAACTATGGATATGGGGGAAACTGGCCAGAGTATCATTGCCAGTCTCCAGATTTTGTTCCATTTGAAGTTGGTGTGACTTATACTTTTCCAATTTTCATAACAAACTCAAAATTTGGTAGCGATTGTTATGAAGGTAAGGTTAACATGATGGCTAGGAAGTCGGATTTTGCCGTTGTAAAGTGGTGGAAAGAAGAGTCTTCCAAATATGGAGTCAAAGAGTTATTTACTCTCAATAATCAAAAGAGGGAGGCTTTAAATATTCCTCTACGATATACGGATTTTGATACAAGAAGTGTTTATGGACACTCTCACTCAGGCGAATAGTTTGAGATTCAAGTTTAAAAATATTCCTCAAATATTTTACTTGAATCTAGATAAAAGATTGGATAGGAAAAAATACACTGAAGATCAATTTAAATTGTTGGGAATAAACAATTTTACCAGGATTTCTGCGGAAAGATATGCACTTCACAATTTTTATAAGTGGAGATCTAAAGTTTCTCCAAAGATAATAAATGAACTCCCTAGGATCTGTACTCTTTTAAATCAACTTCAGGTTATCATTGACTGGTATGACTCAAATTCTTCAAAATATTGCATAATATCTGAGGATGATGTCAACTATCTAACTGCAAAATACTGGCCATTTACTTGGGACCAATTCTTTAAAAAATTACCTTGTAATTGGGATTGCGTACAACTTCATGTTATCGGGGAGTATTTTGTACCAATGGGACTGACGGACAGGTTTAAAAATAATCACTCCGCTGCTTGTTATTTGATTAATAGAAACTTCGCACGTAAATTAAAACAAATTTATTATTCAAATGACAAGTTTGTGTTTCATGAGAATTATGGATATAATTTAGAAAGATATCACTACCAATCTGCAGATTTTGTTCCATATGAAGTGGGAGTAACTTATAGTTTTCCATTATTCATAACCAAGTCCAGTTTTGAGAGTGATAGTTATTTAAACTCTACAAATTTCATGGCAAGAGAGTCGGATTTGATCACTTTAAATTGGTGGAAAAATTTACGAGAAAGTAAATTTTCTTTGGAAGATATTTTTACAAGAGATTCTTCGAAAAGAAAAGAATTGAATTTAAAGGTAAGTTATTATGACTTTAAATAAAAAACTTGAAGGATTACCTCATATATTCTATATTAACTTAGAAGATCGTAGGGATCGTAAAGATTTTATGGAATCTCAATTTAAAACTTGGGGAATAGAAAAGTTTACTCGTGTAAATGCTTCTGAGTTTTCTAAAAATGATCCTAATAGTTTTTTCAGATTGATTCATCATCCGAATGTTATTCCAATTAATAGATGGAGATCTGTTTGCGTTTCACTTTCTCATATGGAGGCCATAAGAAAGTGGTTAGAGGAAACAAAAGAGGAATATATGATTATCATGGAGGACGATACTGATATAAGTCTTGTGAAGTATTGGCATTTCGATTGGAAATACTTTATGGATAATCTTCCCTACGATTGGGATGCTGTCCAATTAATGTACAATTCTGACATTAGAATATATTGTTTTTTACATCCTAAGAAATTAATTACCTGGAATGGTCCGTTGTTGATTAGGAGGTCTTACGCTGAAAAATTACTATCCCTATATTATTTTAATGGTAAATATAACTTCGTCAAAAAGGTCAATAGAGTTGTTAAGTCTAATTGCATAGAAGTTGGTAGAGTATATACTCCATCAACAAATAAATGGAACATAGATGGTTCTGGCAGTAGAGTTACTGTACTGGATGTTGATGAATTCTTAGGACATAATGGAAAAGTATATCAAATTCCAATTTTTACCCAAGATCCTTCTTTAGAGAATCCGCCGAAACTTCATCACATGTTTTCTAATAAAATTCATTTATATTGGTGGACTGTTATGAAAGATAAGTTTTCATTGGAAGATTTTTTCACATATGGAAAACCTTATGATTCGAAAATGATCTTAGATTTGGACATGCCTTGGCATAGCAATGCCAATCAAAAGTTGGATGAAGAAGAAATCAATACAGTAATCAAGAGGATTTCAAAAGATGACAATGTTTGATAACATACCACACATATATTATATAAATTCTGATGAAAGATTGGATCTTAAGGAATATACTGAATCCAACCTATCAGATATTGGAATTTCTAATTTTACTAGAGTATCAGAAATTGCGAATTGTCAAGACTTATTGTATAATGTACATGAACTTACACCAGAATTAATAACATCAACATCTTATCTTGAAACTATAAAAAAATGGTTAATAGATACAAATGAAAAAACAATGATCATTATGTCTGATCATGTTGACTTTAGTTATGTAAAATACTTTTATGAAGATTGGACTTGGGATTACTTCATAAAAAATATCCCACACGATTGGGATTCCATATTGATGGGATTTGAGGATAAACTATCGGTTTTGCCTTGTTTCTTACATCCGATGAGAGATTCTCATGGAACTGGTATGACACTTTTGAATAGAAAGTACGCAAAAAAATTAATAAAATTTCATTCCACTGAAGGAAAATATAATTTGTTTCAAAAGATTTCCAATAAGTTTTGGAAAAATGATAATGGTTTAGTACCAATGCATTATTTTCTTAATCAATGTGGGAAAAGTTATGCAATACCAATGTTTCCAAGAAATCCAAAATTTACTAAAGACGAACACTTCTCCGATGAAACTATAAAAAACAATCAAAAACTATATTCTCTTTGGTGGAAAAATTATAGAGAAATGATAAGTACCGAACAATTTCATCTCTTCCATTCCTCCAAAGATCTATATTTGAATATTAAACATCTGGAAAAGAACCTTTCAGTTCGTGAAATAAGTATCAATAGAGATTTTCTAAAAAACAGCAATATGTAAAATGATAGAAGAATTTGAGTTCAGAATCGCAGAATTTTTTGGATCACCATATGCAGTTGCTACTGATTGTTGCACTCATGCGATAGAATTGTCTTTAATACATACTGGATACAATGGGATAACTGTTCCAACACATACTTATCTTTCAATTCCAATGACATGTATGAAACTTGGTTTGGATTGGACATGGAAAGAGGAAGAATGGTCAGATTACTATTTTTTGGGTGGTACAAATATCGTTGATGCTGCTGTTCTTTGGGGAGAGGGTACATATGTACCGAATACTTTTATGTGTCTTAGTTTTCAATTCAAAAAACATTTGAGTCTTGGAAGAGGTGGTATGATTTTATTGCAAGATAAGGGCGACTATGATACACTGAAGAAAATGTCTTATGACGGTAGGGATTTTAATCGTCCATGGGCTGAACAGGATATAACTAGTATGGGTTATCATTATTATATGACTCCCGAGGTGGCGAAAACTGGTATTGAATTACTAGAAAGTCGAAAAAAATCTCCGGCCAAAAAATGGAGTCACAAGGATTATCCTTATTTACCAAACATGTCTGTATTTAAATAAATGGAAAACAAAATTCACGAGTCGGGTTTAAACATTATTGAGAACCAAGATGGATCTTTTACTTTTGAATGGAATAAAGATGATGCTAGGTGGTCTTGGTTAAATGGCTTGACAGACCAAGAGATCAAGTCTATCATAGAGGAAACAATCGAAAAGAAACTTCTTCTGGAGACGGTAGTCAATGAATTCGAACAATCCCTACAGCAGTGACTTTAGTTACAAAAAATATTCTCTTGAACAACTTGATAACTGGGTAAATGATGCTCTAAACTGTGAGGATCTTACTCCAGAAGACATCCATGACACTATCGTAAAGTGTGTAGACGAGAGTGTAAAGTATCACAAGAAGTATTACACTAAGAGTGTAGAACTTCTTTCACTTTTGAAGGGTAATCGTCCAGTTGACTTTGGTGATGAAGGAAACATTACTCTGGGTGGTACTTCGGATTGGAATGATTTTTGGGGAACAGACTACACATCGGGAGCAGAACGATATCCAGCTGCTTATGTGTATACTGAAGAAGAAATGAACGCAATGTGCGACAAAGCAGCATCTGATGATGAGAAACAGAGGTGTCGTGAATATAATCTGCGTGAGTCGGAATACTATGATAAACGCGCTCAATTGGATATTTCTTCTGGAAATGATTCCAAAGTAAACTACGAATCTGGTTGGATTTATGAATCTCCTGATGGTGGCAAAACTGTAACCAAACGCAAAGTAGGATCTATGGAAAAGGTGGTGGTAAAAGAAGATAAAGTTAAAAAGTGGGTTCTTCCTGTTGAAGAAGTCAGAGATGAAGACACTGGTGAAGATGAATACTGCATTGCATTCCCTGACGATCTGTTGGAAGCGGCAAATCTCAAGGAAGGTGATAATATAGAGTGGGTTGATCAAGGTGATGGTTCTTATAAACTACGTAAGATTGTTCAACCTCTTCGAATGGATGAGTGTTGATGTATACTCTACAATTACTTGCCCCATTGATTGTTGCAACCTGTCTTGAAGGTATTACAACTGGACAAGGAGACTACTGTGTAGTTGACAACAGTCCAGCAAATGTAGTAAAATACTACGAACCTGGAAAGTCCTGTTATGTGAACGGAACTTTCTATCGTAAATGTGAGGACCGACTGAATGGCTCTATCTGAAAGTGTTGAAAATTCTTTGAAAGAAGCAGAATCATCTTTGCGTAATGCATTGGCATTTGCGGCACGTCAAGAGCGCCCTTTAGTATGCACCCAAATTGCAAAAATGATTCACGATATAGAACACGTCCAGTCATTTGATGGCATTATGGATATGTTGGATGATAGGAAACCTGGCAGTAGAGGAAACTTCGGACCTTTTACCGATTAAAGTTGACTAGATATTATGTGCAGATAAACCAATTATGGATCTTCCCATATCTCCTCATAAGACAATATTGGTTTTAAATTCTAGTTTTGAACCAATAAATTTTACGAGTTGGAAAAGAGCTCTGGTCTTATTACTCAAAGAAAAGGCACAAGTCCTTTCTGAAAGAGTAATAAGACTTTTAAATTATGTGAAATTGCCATTATCCAAAATCATGAACATTACTCCCTCTCGTTCTATGATATACAAAAGGGATAATGATACTTGTCAATATTGTGGGTCGAAGTCAAAACTTACCATAGATCATGTAATTCCACGATCAAAGGGAGGTGAAGATACTTGGGAAAATTTGGTTGTTGCTTGTTCTACTTGCAACACTAAAAAGAGTGATAAGTTACTGGAACAGACTGGAATGAAATTGGTTAGAAAACCAAAAGCTCCAATCAATAAAATGGTTTTCGATTTACAGAAAACAACTGTTGAAGAGTGGAAACTCTACAATTATACTTAATATTTTTTAACACAATCCCAAAGAAAACATTAAATTTCTACATAGTCTTAGATTCTTCTGTTAGAATTTCAACACTTCGCAAGAAACAAATGACTCTTCCTTCACAAGCCAAAAAACTTAATCAAAATGAAATTTATAGTATCACTAATGCAGTAAGGGAGGCGGGCATTCAACAAATTCATCCTGAAAAAATGGAAGCATTTGCTGAGTATCTTGTATCCAAAGTTAAAGAACAAGGTAAAGATTGACGTAATCTACTTTATCATTATATAATATTCTCAAGTAAATTAGTAAGTAATGGATTTTATTGTATATTCTAAACCAGATTGTCCTTATTGTTATAAAATAAAAACAGTATTGGAACTTTGTGGGCAAAAATATAAAATCTATACTTTAGATAAAGACTTTACTAGGGAAGAATTTTACTCTAAGTTTGGTAAAGGATCTACTTTCCCCCAAGTCATTCATGGCACTAAGACATTGGGAGGTTGTAACGATACCATTCTATATCTGAAAGAAATGTCTCTTACTTCATTATGAAACAGGCTGAGGATCTCCACATAAATAGAGGTGTGGAATTGTTGTTACGAAAAAGGAGGAGAAAACCTGAGGCACCAAAGACTTTTGAGTTTAGTTTTGGTAAAATGGTTTCTCTTTTCCGAAGAGAAATACACTTTTATCTAAACTTCTCATTTGATGTAAAGAAAAAGTAAATTTCTCGGAGGTAGGGTCATGACAACCCCATTAGTTGCCATATTTTGTATGGTGTCTATAATGTTCTTAATGATTGGTGGAATAATTGGATGGTTATGGAAAGAACATATAGTCTTTAATACTCCGCAACAAGTATTTGCTCATCCAGAAATGTTTGATGAGCAAGGAAATCTAATTCCAGATGAAATTTTAGCAGTGCGATTTGAAAACAATTATGACGACTACGAAGAAGACGACGACTAACAGGAAAAAACCAGCAGCGACAAACACTCCTGCTAAAAAAACTACTGTTTCTCGCAAAACAACCCCCGCAGTTCAAAAAATTGAACTGACTCCAACTTCTTATGTTCATGAAATTCTCTCTGCTGCTTCAGCAGAGAGAACCAAAGTAAAAAAGATACAAATTCTACAACAATATAATGAGAATTTTATCAAAGCTATTTTAATTTGGAATTTTGATGATACGGTTATTTCCGTTCTCCCAGAAGGGGAAGTTCCCATTCAAGAAAAAGAAGATTCGGATAGACCAAAATCTAATATTCGTAAAGAATGGAATAAGTTTTACAATTTTGTAAGAGGCGGAAATGATGCAATGAATAAACTTCGTAAAGAAACGATGTTTATTAACATTCTAGAGACTCTTCATCCAGGAGAAGCTGAGATTTTATGCTTAGTAAAGGATAAAAAACTTCAAACCAAGTTTAACATTACTAAAGAACTTGTTGCAGAAGCTTATCCTGATATTCAATGGGGAGGACGAGCTTGATGGGAAAGGGTATCAATGTCATCTACGTAGACTGTGACCCTTCAGCGGCAAAAGATAGGAGTCTTCCAAGAGATTCCTATTTAGTAACTTATGGAGATAATGGAGATCAAAAACATGATATTGTTCAAGGTCTTCAAGTAGACATTTTTGATCAATATTGGGATAAGTATCGTGATTTTAGAGGTATGAAATGGACAGAGGGAACAGTGAATCCGAAAATGTGGGGTTATCAACCTTCGGAGAAGAAAAAGAAGAAGTAGTTTCTGGAGATATGAACATCCAAATGAATTTGGATGCACTTAAAGAAGTTAAGAAGCAGTATAAAAAAATAAAAAGATATATGAGATCCTCCATTTATACTATTGCCATGATGGATGGAAAAGAAAAAATCGTAACTGACTTATTGAAGGATATGGAGGATAATCCTACTTAAATGGGTAAACACTATTTGCTCAACCTTTATGGTTGTCCATTTGATAGACTGGACAACTCTAGGTTTCTTATAGACTTATTAGAAAATGCAGCAGCTGCCAGTGGTGCAACTGTTGTAGAAACCATTTATAAAAAGTTTGAACCGCAAGGAGTTACTGTATTATGTTTGTTATCGGAAAGTCATATTAGTATTCATACTTGGCCAGAAAAAGGAGAGGCTGCTGTAGATATCTTCACCTGTGGAGATTGTGAGCCTAAAGTTGGTTGTGATGTTATTATTCACCAAATTAATGCATCTAATCATACATTAAGTTATATCGAACGTTGATATAATTTACTCTAAATATTCTTAGTACGAGAGGTACACATGCTTTCTGCTCAGTATCGCCTTCGCCTTGAAGGTATCTGTAAGAAGATTGCTCTAAGAGAGAACGTTGATTTGTCCGACATGATTTGGGCAGAAAAACTTGCTAAAGCAAATACTTCTGCTCGTGAAATCTTAAAAAAGGCAAGACGCCAAGCTGCGAATCCTAATATGCAGGAAGGTAGTATGGACGATTTCATGAATAAGATGGGATTGGGTGATCCAGATCCATCTAATTATAGGACTGGTTTTGATTCCGCTGATGACATAGTAGACTGGTTCAATCGTGATAAACCTGATGATTGGAGGCAACGTGATTAATGGGTTATGAAGTTCAAACTTGGGATGACGAAAACAAATGCGTGAACTACTATAGTGTAGAAGATGCAATTGATTATGAAGATGCTGGGGACTTGATTCAGTCACAATATCCAGACCAAAAAGTAATTTCTGTTATTAGAAGAAAATGAATGAGAAACTTACAGCAGTAATCTATTCTAACGGAAGTCAAGAATGTGAACGCATGAGTATGCTTCTTCGTTCTCTTGATGGTGAATTTCACGAATACCTTTTGGGTGTTGATTTCAGTGATAAACAATTCCGCATGGAGTTTGGTAGTGAGTCAACTTACCCACAAGTGTCATTGGGTAGTGAACATATTGGTAGTATGAAAGAAGCCCTTCAATACATGAAAGATAGGGGACTATTTGTATGAACTTCGAACTGACGCTGGATGATTATACTTTGATATTAAATGCCCTTCACTACTACAAGAAGGTAGAGAAGGTCGGTGCCTTCCAAAAATACGACGAAAAGGCAATTAATAATTTAAG